ATATATCCCAATCCAAGGCAGCTAGTTTGATCTATACTACTCAAGCACGTTGGAGTAATTACGAAACTGGCAAAAGTCGGATGCACCCTGCTTACTGGGAGCTATTCCTGAGAAAAAAAGGAGAATCAAGTGCCTAAAAAGATGAGTTTTGAAGAAGCTCGTGCTGAATGGCTCAAGGATCTCAATGGTCGAGATATGGCTGAGTACGGCAATGACCTTGAGCGTGAGCAAGACGAGAAAGTAGCAAAGTCAATGACTCCCGAGTATTTGGCTATTTGGAAAAAAGCAGCCAAAGAAACCGATGCGGAAGGCAACTAAAAAGCCCGTTGATGGGGTAGTTGGTGGAGCATTACGACCTAATGCGGGTATTGCTGCCGACTACGCTAAGCCGACAGTTGATCTGATCGGCTTAATGTCTCGGGATGTCGAAAGACACCTAAAAAAGCTATTTAAAGAAAATCAGTTTGGGTTTGCTCAGGATGCGTCCATTTCGAGCCAAGCCCGAATTCTTTTGAACTGGCTGCTGGATAAGTGGACAAAACGCTTTAATGAGATCGCTAAGAGCTCAACGGAGCGAATGATAGAGCGCACTATTCGGAACTCAGCCGTAACGCTTGGCTTCTCGTTAAAGGAGGCTGCTGAGGATTTTAAGATCGATACTTCCTTTAGGAATGCTCAGATCAATGACGTTATCAAAGCAAGCACTCAAGAGGCTGCAAACTTAATCAAAGTAATCCCGCAAAAGTACCTTGCTGAAGTGCAGGGTCAAGTCATGCGGAGTATTACCACTGGCAAGGGAATGGAAGATCTAGTACCTTTCCTGACTAAGAAATACAATGGCAATATTCGTCATGCGAGAAATACTGCGCTAGATCAGACTCGCAAGGCATACCAATCAATCAATACTGCAAGACTTAAAACGCTTGGGGTAAAAAAGTTTATATGGATTCACTCAGGCGGTGGCAAGGAACCACGAGAGAATCATATTAGAATGTCGGGTAATGAGTATTCATTCGACAACCCTCCTGTAATTGGGGTAATGTACGGGAGTGAAGTAAGAGGATTGCCCGGAGATTTGCCAAATTGCCGTTGTATATGCAAACCAGTCATCAACTTTGATTTAGACGAATAAGGAATTAACATGAATGAAAAAATGAATGCTGTTGAATCAGCAAACGCTTCTCTAGCTTCTACGGCTGGCATGGGCGAAATGGCTCAAGCTGAAGGTGTTTACACTTTACGCTGCTTTGATAAAGAAGGCGGTTCACTGCTTTGGGAACAAACCATTGATAACGTAGTTTGTACCGTTGGTAAAAACTTGATGCTGCAGTCCTCTTTGACTGGCTCAAGCTACACCGTAGTTGGTCCATACATGGGCTTGATCTCCTCTGTTAGTTTTACAGCAGTTGCTGCAGCCGACACTATGGCAACCCATACTGGCTGGAATGAGGCTGGTTCTACTTATGCTCCTACTTTTGCTGCTCGTATTGCTCCTGCCTTTGGCACTGCAACTGCTGGCGCAATCGGCACAAGCACTCCAGTAAGCTTCACAATGACTGGCGCAGGAACTATCCAAGGCGCATTTATCACTTATGGCACTGGTGCAGTTACTACTTTGATGGATACAAACGGTGTATTGTTGTCTGCTGGTGTATTCACTGGTGGCGCACAGCCTGTCAATAGCGGTAACGTGGTTCAAGTTACCTACTCACTAAGCCTATAAGGAATAGATCATGTTTACAAAAGGTCAAGAAGTATCTCAAATCATTCAAGCTCCTATCGTTGGTAAGGTAGCTGGTTTCTCTTTAGATCAAGAGAATGGCGAAATCTTGGTATTGGTAGCCTATACCGATATTGATGGCGCAGAGCAGACTCGTTATTTCAAACAATCTGAAGTAGCAGCAGTTTAATAAACGATGGCTTTTTTAGTCAAAGATCGAGTTCAAGAGACTTGCAACGCTCCCGGTACGGGTACAGTTACCCTGCTAGGAGCAGTCCTTGGCTATCAGACCTTTTCCGCAGCAATCGGAGCCAATAACACTACTTTCTACGCTATTGTCGATCAAAGCGGAGCGAACTGGGAAGTGGGTCTTGGCACTGTCGGAGCTGGCGGGACCACTCTAGCAAGAACCACTATTCTTGCTTCATCAAACGGTGGATCTGCGACTAATTTTTCATCGGGTACTCAGAATGTATGGTGTGACTATCCAGCGGGTAAGGCAATATTGCTCGACCCGAATGGTGACATTTCATCCGTCATTCGTAACATATCAAATATTACGGGAGCAATTACAGCTCCTGAATCGATCACTTTTGACACTGCTCCAGCAATCATTCCTACAGCTACTGGCTCTGTTTTTTGGGATGCAGGAAATAAAACTCCTTCAATAGTTCTTGATGCTGACGTTACGCTTCAGCTTGGTCAGGAAAACGTTGCATTGGTTTATAACGGTACTGGTTCAACCATTACAAACGGCTCAGTAGTGGCAGTAAACGGGGCGCAAGGGCAAAGACCTAGCGTGGCATTGGCTGACGCTGATAGCGAGGCATTGAGTGCTCCTACGCTGGGTATTGCTACTGAGGATATTGCCAATGGTGCAGAAGGTTTTATAACCACTTTCGGATTTGTGCGTGGAATAAATACCAGCGCATTTACGGCTGGCTTACCTATTTATTTGTCTCAAACAGCGGGGCAATTTACACAAACAAGACCAGCAGCTCCAGCGCATACCGTTGCACTTGGCTGGGTCATCAAAGTAAACGCTTCTAGCGGTGAAGTATTTGTCAACATCAACAACGGCTGGGAGCTTGATGAGCTCCATAACGTATTAATTACAAGCCCTACTGGTGGCAATTTACTGTCTTACGATCAAGTAGCTCAATATTGGAAAAACATCAATTTAACCGATGGGATCGGGATCAGCATTACCGAGGCAACAAACGGAGCTATTACAGTAACCAATACTGGTGTCACTCCTTACGGTATGTTTGAAAATGCTCAAGTTATTGCAGCAAACTATACAATCACTTCAGGAAATAACGCTATCAGTGCGGGTCCAGTTACCGTAAACAGCGGTGTAACCGTCACAGTCCCATCGGGATCTGTTTGGACGATTGTTTAAGGACTAATTGATATGATGCAAATAAATGGCGATGGAAGCATTGTTGGTCTAGTAGCTGGTGGTTTACCAAACGCAACCGTCACTCAAGACGATTTAGCGACTCCAGTAGTAGGCAATGGTCCTGCGTTTAGTGCTGTTTTAAGTCCAGCTCAATCTGTAACCACTCTTACATGGACTAAGGCAAATTTAAATACTGAAGATTTTGACGTTGCGGGTAGTTTTAACAATACTGGAAGCACCGTAGGTACTGCTCCTGCTTATTCATTTAACCCGCAAGTCGCTGGTTATTATCAAATGTCTTTTGCAGTTGGAGCTGGTGGCTCACCTAGTTTATGTATTGCTGCTTTATATAAAAATGGTAGTTCTTATAAACAAGGTGGACGCATTCAAGTTACTGCAACTACAGCTATTGGAAGCGTGGGGTCTTTTTTAATTTATATGAATGGATCAACTGATTATTTGGAGCTATATGGTTATGTAACCTCAACAGCTTCTCCAACGTTTGAAGGTACAAATACTTATATGACTGGCTTTTTGGCGAGAAAAGCATAATGACATTACTTGAAAAAATCATAGCCCTATATCCTGAATTGAAACAGGAAGACTTTTTACCTGAAGGATGTATTGGGATAAGAAATGACTCTGACGGCAATGGCGATTACATTGAAAAGTGGGATCACCCTACTTTGCCTAAGCCAACCAAGGAGCAATTAGCATGACCGTAAAGGTTCAGATGGTCAACAACGGATCAGATTCCGTTCAATTTATTAATGCTTCAGGCACTATTGTTGCTCAAGTCAAAGGTGTAGATGACGGATCAAGCAACGGTCACGTTGAAATTGCAACTCTTGAATCAGGTGTATTGACCGAGCAAGTACGAGTTTTATCCACTGGTGCGATTTCTTTTGCTGGCGCAGCTAATTACGGTGCATTTGGTCAAACCTTAATATCTACTGGTAATGGATCGCCAGTGTTTAGAGGTCCATTCGGGTTAAATGCTCAATTATTTGCAGCTACTGGCACGTTTACTATTCCATCCGGGGTCACTGTCATTAAAATTACTGTTGTTGGTGGCGGTGGTGGTGCTGGTGCTTCTTCTACTAACTACGGAACTGGTGGCGGTGGTGGTGGCTGCGCTGTTGCATATTTAACAGGAATGACACCGGGAAATACTATTTCTGTTGCTGCGATTGGTGCTGGTGGTGCTGGTGGATCAGGCGGTAACGGTGTAGCTGGAGGCACTACAAAAGTTTCTTCAGGAACTCAATCTATTACCACTGTTTCTGCGACTGGTGGGGCTGGCGGTATTTTTAACTCTGCTGGAGCAACTCAAGGGGCTGGTGGTAGTGGATCAGGCGGGACTATAAACTTTCA